CGCGCCTATCTCTCGAAGCTCATCAAGACAGCTGAGGATCCTGATGCTGCGAACGCAGATCGGGTGAGGGCTGTCGCAGCACTCAACACCATCAAGGATAGACTCGGGAGTGATCCCGGTTCTCTCCTGACCTGAAGGGAGTTCGTCATGGATGAGATGGACAAGATCGCAGGGGAGGTTCCGGGCATCATGCTCGCGAGTGCTCAGCAGCTACAGAAGCTTGCCAGCACGAACCTGGAACTGATCAAGCGTGCGGAGAGCGCGGAAGCAGAGAACCGCGTTATGAAGCTCGCGCGTCGTATGGAGGTTCGTGGCCTGCAGCCGAGCCTGACGTACGAAGAGAAGGTTGCGCAGCTTTCCGAGGTCCACGAGAGCAAGCTCGCGACCATGGAGCAGGCTGTCGAGCTCGCCGCTGGCGGCGTCCGTCTTGGCAAGGTCGCGGAAGCGCCCGACACCAAGCTCGTTGGTGGCACGTCACCGGACGAGCTCGAGGACTTCATCAACAGTCAGTCGGCTCTTGGTTGAGCCGTTCATAGATCACGTCAACAAGGAGACCAGACATGGCCAGTTACGATCGTAAGTTCGAGGTCATCCAGCCGACGCTGGACCGCCTCGTTCGTAAGCCCCTCGAGGTTGCGGATCCACGCCTTCTCGATCCCACCAACACTGCAGTCGTCCCGTTCATCCCGGGCGAGCTCGTTCAGCTCGACTCGCTGTACAAGTGGGTTCGCGCATCGGCTGCAGCTGCACCGTCGTACTTCACGATCTCGGATCGTGGTGACTTCGGCGTCCAAGCAAGCCGCAAGCTCAGCGCCATCATGGGCGGCGGCGCCTTCGAGTGCGACACCATCGTCTACAACACCGCGCTCGTCGCTGTTGGAGCCGCGCTGCAGCTTGGAACCGTCAACAACTCGCTCTCGGGCTCGGTCAACCGTGCAGGCCTCGTCGCCAGCGCTGGTGGTCTCGTCCTTGGCTACATCACGCGTCCGGCGGCCACCAATGGTGGTTTGCTTCGCATCCTTCAGACCCTGGTCTGATCAACAGAGAAAAAGGAGACCCAGACCATGGCTAACAATCGGGAGCAGCTTCTCAACCAGCTCTCCGACCCAGCAGCGAAGACCAAGATCGCTGCGAAGTTCGGCGGCTACATTCGCGACCGTCTTCGTGAGTCCTCGTTTGCCGAGGCTGTCCTTCCCCCGGACAACGTCGACCGTTCGCAGTGCCAGGTCTCGACCAATCACGACGCACTCGTGAAGATCGTGTTCCTCGAGCCCCGCAGCCGCGCGATGACCGTCACGTTCCGTGGCGAGCCCCGCGCGAACTTCATTCGCGGCGAGAAGGTGGAGGTCCCCTTCATCACCGTGATGTCCGACATGTTCCAGAAGCCCGAGCAGGAGTTTCTGGCGTACGACTTTCCCATCGGGAAGGTCATCGAGCAGAACGCGGTCAAGGATCTTGGCGAGGTTCAGGACCGTGAGTTCCTGATCCACATCGAGGCTGCTTGCCAGGCACTGCAGACCGAGGCCAACGGTGGTACGCCAACGGCACTCAACCCCACGGGCATCACTGCCGGTGCTGTGGAGTTCAGCGTGGTCAAGGGCGAGATGGCTCGTATCGCTGGTACGGCGAATGCGATCGTCCTGCCGATCCAGAAGCCGGACATCGTTCGGCTGATGAAGCTGCTCGATGGCAACCGCCTCGAGTCGGACATGCTGCTCATGACTACGGTCGACTGGGATGACATCCTGGCCTGGACCGTGGAAGATCAGGGCGACAAGATCCAGAGCGAGACCGTTGTACAGGGCTACAAGTACAACATGCTCCTCGGCAAGCGCTACATCCGCACGATCAAGACGGACATCCTTCGTCCTGGCAACGTGTACTGCTTCACGAGCCCAGACTTCCTGGGCCGGTTCTACGTCCTGAACAACGTGAAGTTCTACATCGACAAGTACATCAACATGATCAAGTTCGTGGCGTGGAAGGACATCGGCATGAGCATCGTGAACATCGCGAGCGTCCGCAAGCTCGAGCTGTACGCCGGTGACGCGAACCCGACCACGAACTCGGACTCGATCCTCGGCGCAGTCACGCCGGTTTCCGAGGAAGACCTCGGCCGCCCGAACAACCGTGCAGGCAACCGCCTGTTCTTCCCCCAGGTGGTCAGCATCGGCTGATCTGCAACAGCCCTGTACTCCACGAAGGGGCATCGGCACTGCCGGTGCCCCTTTTGTGCATAAGGATCAAAATGGAACCGAATCTGCCCAAGACCCTGTACCTGCTAGGCGCTACGCGAAGCGTGGCCACGAAAGTTCAACGCCGCGCGAATCGGTTCAAGGAACGCACTTTCCGGATCGGAGAGATCGTCGTCCGGCCGAACAACCGCAGGCTCGACATTACGGTAGAGTTCCTCGCCAAACATATCGCAGAGATCTTGGTGAGAGTGAAGAACGGCCAGCTCATCGTGCAGCATGACGCCGACCATAGCTGTGACGCCGACGAGCTGCGTAGCTATGCCGCGAAGCTCGGGGTTAGCGTCGAAGACATCAGCGATACCGATACCGGCCTCGATGAGGTAGTCGAGGTGTCCGCTGAGGCTGCTCAGGAGCCCGCTCAGGCCGTTGCAGCTGTCCTGGAGCCTGCGGAGCCCGTCGAAGCCGCTGCAGAGCCTGCTGAGCTCCCTGCTGAGCCTGCTGAGGACGTCGAGATAACGGTAGAGCCTGAGGCCGAGCTGCGCTGGCTACCCGACAACTTCGAGTCTATGACGAAGCGCGAGCTTCTCGCCCTTTGCGCCGATCGCGGTATCACCATCGACACCACGACGAAGCCTAGCAATGATACGATCATCAACAAGCTCACGGCCTGGCGCCTAGGCTGATAGCCATGGCGTCTCAACTACAGGGCCTGGGTCAACCAGCAAACGCTGAGACGTTCGAGTCGCACATCCAAAGTGTGCGGCTCTTCACGCGCGACTTCACACAGCTCAACCTCCTGATTCGAGGAGAAGAGAGCAGTGACAGGATGATCGCATGGGCAACCATGGACTTCCTGTCGAACTTCAACGGCACGCCCCCGTTCAGCCGCTTCACGCTCGATGACATGATCTATTCGTACAGCCTCAACTTCTTCGCTGTACGGGGCACTGTCATCAGCTTGCTGCAAAGCCTGATGATGATCTATGCGCGCAACCACCTGCCCTTCAGCGATGGTGGCCTCAGCGTGAACTTCAACGATAAGGCTCCGCTGATCCAATCGATGCTGCAGCTGTTTCAAGCCGCGTACGAGCAGGACAAGCGGCAGATCAAGACCGCTATCAACATCGCAGGTATCATGGATGAGGGCCCGAGCGGTGTACACTCGGACTATCTCATTCTTTCGAACCTCGGTTACTACTGAGATCAAGGAGAGCTATGGCCTACGAGATGTTCATCGGTGACAAGGTGTCGTGCGAGGATCGCCTGAACGGCACCATTGTCATGGGACCATTCGACAACAACGGCCTGCCCGTTGGTGGTCGCACATTGATCTTCAATAGCCCTGTCGGCACCGTCACCTTCACTGGTGCCGTTGGGGATAACCGGACACTCGCCGAGATTGTGGCGCAGATCAAGGCTGCGATGCCGACGCTTAGCGTGACGAAGCGTACGGAACACAACGCCGTGGTCTACAGCGGTAGCGCTCAGGTCAGTCTAGCCATCAACCTCGATGCCGGTATCACTATCGACAACCTAGGGACGGCGAACCCCCACCTTCGTATCTCGGCTGCGGCCGACACTGTAGGCCGCCCAGTGACTGCACAAGGTAAGATCGCGTCTCTCAGCCATGGCGCCACGCCTGGTCACTACGTCATTCTCATCAACCTGGTGTGATCATGAGTAACTACGACGACCTCGACAAAGATCTTTTCGAGCACCGCGGTATCAGCATCGCGGACAGTACGATCTTTCTACACGCCTTGCGCAAGTATGCGGCTGAGGGTGCTCCGGCAGATGCCGCAGCCTTTCCCCAGCACAACAAGCTCTCGGCGGAAGAGACACATGAGAAGTCGAACGTACGCAAGGTGCGTGATCGTACCGGGCTGCAGGCTGCAACTGGTGCAGCAGTAGGCGGCGTAGGTGGTGCAGTGCTTGGCGGTAGCTACGGCGCACATGTCCTTGGCAAAAAGTACCCGCGAATCACGACTAAGCTCCAAGATGCTAGGGATGGCACAGCTGCCTACGCTAAGCAGCTAGCCGATACCACCTCCGAGAGCTTCCCTGCGTTCTCGGCTAAGCTCCGAAGTAGTTACAAGCCACTGAGCGAAGCTACCGGGAAGAAGGTGGTACGCGGCGCGAAGAAACTGATTGGACGTCACGCCTTGGCTGGCAGCGCCGCATTGGCTGGCGCTGGTGCTCTGGGCGGCGTCATCAAGCACCGCGACAAGAATATCGGATCCACGGGCGTAGAGAAGAAGTCTGAGGAAGAGACACACGAGAAGTCGCGCGTACGCAAAGTGCTGGAGGGCCGTCCGGGCATGGCTACCGCAGGCGGCCTCGCAGGTGCCTACATTGGCCGGGACGTCGGCCTGGAACTCGGCAATAGGACCTTTGCCAAGAAGTACCCACGGACC